TTTTGCATTTTTTCTATTATGCGATTTGCCCTGTTTGTTGTTTGATTGTACCATAAACTATCCCTCATTTCTTCGATTGCACCTTCAATATTATTTTCAGATAAACATTTTTTAAATTTAACAAATTTATTCAATCGTGGCAAACCCAGTTGAAAAACCATATGTAAAACACACTCTTTTGCATTATCATCAATATTCATGCCCTCTGTAAAAGTTTCCATATCTTTTTGTGAAACATTAAAATCTTTGAGAAATAATTCTAAACCTCTTTGATATGTTATTGGTTGCATCAACTCTTGTTTTTCATTGTCCCTAATCAAATGACCTGCACCAATAGTCCAATAGCCTAAATGATCTTGATAAGGTTTTAAAATGATTCCGCCTTCTTCTTTAATAATTTCTTGTTGTAATGTATGTAAATCCATTATCCGACCATTCTCAATATCCAGGATATGAACTGAGTAGCAACCATAAATGCAATAGTCCATAAAACATAATTTAATTTTCTAACTTCTTTTTGTAGATGATGAATATGATTTGTTTCTAACAATTCAATTTTGTTATAAATATTGACTATATGTTCTTTTGTAGTTTTTGGAGTTATCTTAGTCATATCTTACAAATACCATATCCTATTCTAATTTCAATTTTAAAATAGTTTTACTCATAATTTCTCATAATTACTAATAGATTTAATTTTTGCTGATAATTAATAATATTTTATGTACTATTAGTTATATTTCTATTTCGTTAAGAAGTATGGACTAATCCTTTAATTGTTTGTTGGAGGGGGTTTAAAAAGCCCCCTTTTTTATTTAAGTTGACTTAAAGGGTTCTCTAATGCGTTTCTAATCTTCTTTTCTATCTTTTCTTCTAGTTCAGTCATATCGTCTTTTATATCATTTATTGCTTCTTTTAGATCTTTAGAGTTCTCTCTTGAATCCTCTTTGACTCTAGTTTCCACATCTTCAACTATTGTTTCAATTCTACGAACATCTGCTTTTAGATCGTTTTTAAGTTCTTTAGCAACATCAGCAACTAATGCAACTTCCTCAAGTATTATTGATATTTCAGATTGTAACATATTGAATTCAGTATCAAGGACTTCTAATTTTTTATCAAATCCAGACATATCCGGTGAAACAAAATTATTTATTTTAGCTTCCATATCTAGATATCGTTGATATGCTTCGAATCCTCCCCACAAAACACCCACAAAAGAACTTAATATTGTAATTATGAGGAATAATCTACCTCCCCTAAATTTTACTCCGCCTACATCTATTTCTGTTGCCATTGACTATCTATCATCTCATTCATTAAAAAATCACTTCCACTAAATAGAAGATATCCTGCAATATTATTATCAGAAATAAAACTATCTGGCAAAGTAGTATCTGTAAAAAATCCTAATCTATCGTTCAATTCTTGCTGATCCTCAAAAAATGATTTAGTATTCCCTAATACTTGCATAACTACGAGGGTTTTTAATTGACTAGTAGAATCATATCTTTTTTTGTCATCTATTTTTTTCAATATTTTTTTAGCTGCTTTTTCTTTAGATGACTCTTTTTTATCAACTGTCTTTACTTCTTCGTCCTTTTCTTCTTCTTCTTGGATTTCTTGTTCATTGGTTTCTTCTTTTGACTCTGCTATTTCTGTTTGTTTTTCTGATGCTTCCTCTTTTACTTCTTCAACAGATTCTTCGTTGGTTTCTTCAGATTCCGTTTCGTTTGGCGCTTCTGTTGTTGTTTCTGGTTCTTCTTGGACTTCTGGTTGAGCTTCAACAGTATCTTCAACTTCCATTTCTAAATCCATTTCTAATTCCATTTCAGTTTCTACATCAACCATAGATACTTCAACAGTCTCAGTTTCTGCTAGTTCCACATTAACAACTTGGATTTCTTCTATCTCTATTTCTGCAATTTCTATTTCAACGGATTCATAACTAACTTCTTCAATCTCTATGGGTTCGAAGTCTAATCCTACATCTGTTTCAACAGGAATATTAGAATCAAAAATATCTTCAACTATATCTATGACTTCTTCCGGTGCATCAATATTATAAGCTACAAACATTTCAACACTCGTTATCGTTTGCTCTACAATGGTATTGATAACATTATACAAAACATTGACGGTGACATCATCAAACATGGGGCCTATGGCAAGATTTATATCTCTACCTCCCACTTCAATAATTACTGTTGTTATTGATCCAGAAAAATCAAATCCACCTTCATAAGATTGAAAACCACTGTTAGTTCCGCTAGCAGATAAAATATCAGTCCCAGAAAAAACATCAGTCGCTCCATTTTTTCCTGTGATGTGCATATAGATTGAATCCTGGGCATCTTGTTTTTCTACTTTGATTGTATAATTAGTTCGTCCACCTTTAGAAATATTTAGATCAGATATATTTACAGTTTGAATAAATGTCGTTCCCATATTTTCGACACCCATTGTTGAAGTTGAATTTCCTCCGCCTGTTATCATAGCGCATTTATCAGTCCCTAATTGACCGCAAGAGCTTCCGCTAGGCATTGACGCAGGGCCTTGTCCTCCCCAATCAATATCCATATCGCCTTCATATTTAGTTGTCACATAATCATTAGTTCCGTCTAATAAATCGCCAGAATCTTGATTTGAAACAGTTGTAGTTGTTGTAGTTGTAGTTGTTTCAGTAGTTGTAAGTATTCCGTCTGCTTGGAACTCAATTGTTTCAATGCTAGTTTCTTCAATGATTTGTTCAATCGTAGGAGTACATAATCCAACTGTATCAGTTGTACAATCTACAGCTCTACTAGAAAAGGATAGGCACACCAATATACATAGCCATGCCGACAATAACGAATTTTTCAAAATCATTTAAATCTCTTATAGTTTGTTCTTTTACTTCAATTCTTGTTTCTGTAATATTTTGAAATATTACGCTACCTTCTGGAATATCTTCTAAATTTTCTTCCCAACCTTTTTTTGCATCTTCCCCAATACTTGCATTATACGGACAATAAGTTCCTGCGTTCCACATCGCGTCAAATACTCGACTATCAGCACATAAAGTTGATATAGCTGCTACTTTCATTCCCATAGCATACAAAGACCTGGATAATTTTAATCGTTCACAATTTTCATCTCGAACCGTCATTCCAGACGAAATTCCAAGAATCTGGGTTTGTACGGCACCTGCAACAGCCGTTTTACAAACATCTGAATTATTTACTACTACACTTGGACTATTTGCAGTTGGAGGTGTCGAATTTGTAACTACTGTTGAAGAAACTGTGTTCGTCTCAGCCATAGCTGAGTTCATCATACTATTTAGAAAAAATATTATTATAGTGGCTAATATTGTGCCTATAATGAAAGGTTTCCACATATAACATTTCTAGAGTGCATCTATTTCAGATTGTGTTGGTGCGTCTAATCCATCAACATTCCAACTTACCAAATAATCATTATTAACTTTTACTTTTCCTGTTGGTGGTGTTTTTAAATCATTTTGCAAAACATAATTATTAAATTCATCATCATAATTTTTTGAATTATTTTCTAAATACAATTTTATTTTTGCATCTAATGTACTCATTATACTAACCTATATCCTTGAAAAATTGACTCTGTTGAGTCAAAAGTTATTGTTCCACTACCAGCTTTAAATCTTGCATATAATTCTACATAATCATTTTGTGCTAAATCAAGAATTGTAGTATTCATAACAGAAACTTCAGCAAGGTAATTATCACTACTACCTAAACCAATTACTACTACCTCTTTACTTCCTGCACTTCCATTTTTGTAAAATCTTGTATAATAATTTGGCCCATTTTGAGCATTAGGAAAAATATACATTTTTCCCATAAACATATATTTACCAGCTTGAGGTGCTACGAAACGATTATTACTTGTATCAAATACTCCATCTGCATCAAATACATCTGTATTAAAAGAAACTTTTGTCCAAGTATTATTTGTAACACTGGCTTGATTTGAACTCATAGAAGCCCTAAAAGCATTTGTACCAGCAATTCCACCAGCACCAGAAACTGTGCCTGTAAATGCAAAATCATCAGCTAAATTTATTCCTCTTGATCTAACTTTAATTAAAGTCAAGGTTTACTCCATATTGTATGTTTGTAAGTTTGATTTGGGAAGTCGCCTTGCATTTCCAAAAGCTCATCATATTGCTCTTCAGTAGTATATGTTTGAGGTAGGTCTCTTAATTGTTGTCGCCAAGTTTTTATATTGTCTGGCATTGTTACATCAGAATTAGAATACCAATCTGTTTCTTTCAGTTTATCTAATCTTAATTCTTTTATTTGTTTTAATTTTCTTTCTTTTGAGCTATCAGCCCACGCTTTTTCTTCGGCGTCTCTTGCTGTTTCTTCTTCAGCAGTGAATTGAACTCTTTCTCCATTTATTAAATGATATCTAGGCATTAACTTCTTTTGACTCCATAAAGTTGATAACTGCTATAATAAATATTTCCACTTGAATAATAAAATTTTCCACCATCATAATTGTCGCCACTTCCTTGATTTGCATAATGAGCATAATATAAAGATGATCTCATTTCACTGCCTGAAGTGAATGAAAATATTTTGCCATGAATAGATGCTATGTTTCCATCATCTCTACCTGTTGGGTCATAAAATGTTAAATCTAATAAATCAGCTATGTTTGCATTGTTATTAGCACTATCAAGCAAGTCTAAATGTCCCTGATTATATCTTGCAACAAAATGAGAATGAGATTCACTTCCTGATGAATTCAATTTAGCACCCTCTCCAGCACCTCTATAATAGCTACCAGTAATATCACTACCACCTGATCTAAACACAAATCTTAAATCTACATTTTGACTTGTAGAATTTAAGTATGCGTAAAATTTGTAAAAATCATAAGTAGTTGAAAAAACATTATCAAAAGTAATATTCGAAACTTGAGAAGAACTAGGAGTACCACTTGCTAAAAGTGTCATAGCACCACTAGGAGCATCAACAAAACTTAAATTACCAGAGCCATCTGTTTGCAACATCTTATCAGCTGCTGGATCAGTTCCTGGAAATGTAAGAGTATAGCTACTTGATGTGCTATGTGCAGGGCTTTTCAATTTTATACCATGTGAATTTTGTGAACAGTTAAGTTGTAAAGTTCCGTCAGTAGTTCCGTCACCTTTGATCTGTAAACCAGCTGCAGATGATGTTGATACAAAATTTGTTTTTGCGTTAGTGACAGTAGCATCGCTTGGAGTACCAATATCTAAAACATTTCCTAATGCTAAAACAAAATCTATTGAGTCAGATGAAGTAAGAGCAGAGCTAAATGTCAAAGTTGAGCCACTTACAGTATATGAACTATTAGCTTTTTGGATAGAACCATTAAGTGACACAAGTAAATGATTTGCACTTTCTGGTACAAAAGCTGTTGAATCCAATGTTAAACTATAACTTGCTGTTGCACTTGCTGTAAGTGAGTCAAGCATATTATATGCGCCTGTTTGTGGTTCTTTACCTATAAATGCCATTATTTACCAAACCTATCTTTTACAGATTTTATAGATGTATAAAATTTTCCTGTTTTATCTAATTTACCATCATTAATATCGTGCCATAAATTATCAAGTTGATTACCTATACTTTCATAACCTTCTTGTTTGACTAAATTTTCTTTTTTGCCTGTGTCAGAATTGTAATCAAAAGTAGAAAATCCCTCAGTTCTTTTTTTAACATAATTAAATTTTTCTTCATGAGACGAGTTCCATTCATTTGCTATTTTTGTTTTTTCAACATCAGTCAAATTTTCTGTGCCAACACCTTGAACATCGTCTTTATCAAAAGGATAATGTATTCTATATCTTCCGTTGATTGTGCTATTACTCATGATTGTTTTAACCCATATGCTCTTAATTTATAACTTCCCAAACCACCAGAATGAGCTTTAATAGTAAAACCTGTCATAGCACCTGTGCTATCTACACATGTACCATGCCCCATTCCTCCTATTGCATACTGGTTTGATTCTACTCCAGCATACTTGGCAACAGTAACATACCAATTACCATTATCACCAGTAGGATTTTGATATTCAAAATATCCACTCATATTTTCACCAGTACCATTTCCACAACCCTCCATAATTCTGATAGAGCCTCCACTATTATCACTTGCAGGTGTTTGCGTTCCACCTGATTCATTTCTATCTAAACTAAATTTATAATTGCTTGTTCTTGTGACACCACCTAATTTTAATTGAAGGTTCATGTCAATACTGTCATTTTGAGGTTCCCAATCTATAATATAAACTCTATAAAAATTATAAGTAGAAGAAAACATAGATGAATCTGTATATGCGTTTGAGCCACTACCCATACCAGAAACATCATCTGAATAAACCAAATTCCAAGAACCACCTCCACCTAAATATTGATTTTCAACATATTTAAGATTGCCACTGTCACTTGCGTCTGAAACCAAAAATTTATCTGTATCTGCTAGTGAAGTAATGGCTGTTTGGCCTGTGATTGACGTTATATCTAAATGTTCTTCACTTATACTATCGTCTGCAAGTTTAGTTGCGTTTACAGAATCAGCGCCAAGTTTGGCATTTGAAATAATTCCGTCAGCTATATCACTTGCTGTCAATGGAACTAAAGTTGGTTTTGCCCCTATAAATCCCATATTATGTTATCTCTAATATACTTAATGTAGCGTCTATCTTTGCAGTTACAGAGCAATCAATTTTCAAAATGTCCGTTGTTTGCATTACATACTTACCACCAGATAAAACCTCTAATGAACTTCCTGCAGGAATGCTTACATCTTTGATTAATAAAACTGTCTCGTTTGTTTCTGTGTCGCTTGTATCTGAAACTAATTGTACATCAGCAGTCACGGAAGTTGTATGAATATTGCAAAGTGTTAATCCAATAACAACTGTAGTAGTAGCTGAAGGTACTGTATAAAGTGTTAAAGGAGTTCCTGCACTTGCCGGCATAGCTCCATTTGTTTTTACTTTGAAAGTATTAGCCATTTAAACTCCTATCCTAAAGCAATCGCAAGTGGTAAAGCATTTGGATCAGTCTCGGAAATAGTTCCTGTAACCGACATTGTGCTAGTCAAAGCATTACTTGAAATATTTAATTGTAAAATTTCAACATTATCTGTGCCGTCATTCATTTTTAATTTTAAAACTCCACTTGTAGCAGTATCAACCCAAAGAGTTCCAGCAGTTGCTGATCCAGGAGCAGAACTTCCACTATGAGAAGAATTTAATGCCGATAAAATATTATTTAATTCTGTTCTAAATGCAGAAAATCCTTGGTTTGCTAAACTTACATCACTTACTTGTGCCATATCTAATCTATATCCTTTTCTGTTTAACTTTGCAACCCATAACCTTTAGCAATATAATCAAAAGTTCTATCTACTGCTGATCCGCTTGAATTTACAAATGCTATAGTAAAACCATTAACAGTTTTTGAAGAAATTGTAAATGTGTCGCCTGTAGCTAGATTTTGTGCTGCTATACCAATTGCAGGAACTGCATAAAACGGATTTGTATAAGTTATCGTTCTCGTTCCAGAAGATGTTGTTAAATCATTTTGTGCAAATGTTCTTTCTTCCATATTTAATTTTATACTCATAGTTTTTACATTACTAGATGTTTGATCATCATCATTAGTAAGTTTTAATCTAAATTTTGCAAACTTAAATTTAAATGTAGCAGATTGTGTTATATCTACAAAAGTCGTACAATTTGCAAGACTTGAAGTTGATGTTGCAATTTGAACTCTATGAAATGCGTGAATTTGTTCAGTACCGTCAAAAGGTGCTTTTGCTGAATCAAAAAATAATGCCCCTCGTCCACTATCAAATAAATCATATGGATTTTCTGCGTCTAATGTAATTGTCGGTTCAATATTTCCGTCATAGATTTGAGCTAATGATAAACTGTTAGTAAAATTGTAAAAACCTTTTGCATCTCTGTTTGAATTATTGAAATTAGGATTTGAAGTTGTATCAGTTCCCCCTAATTCAAAATCACCACTAGGACTATCAAAGTTTCCAACAGTATCATCAAAATTTGTAACAGTATCTAAAGTTAATACTGTATCGCCTGAAGCATCTATTTTTACTGCTAGAGGTAAACTTGCGTCCATACTATCAGCTGCTGTAAATATATCTGGAGTTTCTGTAAATGTTGATATTGTTTGATAAGCTTGAATATCAGAAATATTTGTTGTGACTATTGTAGCTTCAGCAGAAGTATTTCCGTTCTTATCGACTGCTTTTATAAGATACGATCCGGTGCGTGCAGGAACAACAGCATTATCACATTTTCTTCTAGGACATCTTACTAAATTCGTTGAATTAAGCCATTTAGCGCCTGTTGTTACATTTTGATATCTTATTTCATAAAAAGAAATATCTAAATCGCTATTCTTACTTGGTGGAGTCCAAGTTAATTTCATATGATTTTGACCGTGCATTTCAACAGCGAAATCTTCTACATTACTTGGAGCTTCAACTCCTCCAACTATTGTTCTCGTAGTAGATACAAATGTAGATTTAGAACCAATAGTATTTACAGCTCTAACTCTTACTTGATATTCAGCTCCGTCAATCACATTCAAGTGCTGATATTCTAATATTTTACCGACTGCTATTTCTCTAAATGAATCTGATACAGTTGCACCGTTTTGATCTTTAGTTTGTTTTATTTGTACTTCATAATTATCAACAAATTTATCTGGGGAAACTCCAATAGTAATTAATAATCTTGTTATGACAATTCCGTCTGCATATTCAATTAATTCATCATCTAAACTTACACTTGCAGGAGGACTTACTGAAAATGGATTTGGAAGCGTAGTATCTGGAATAGTAGCTACTTCTTGTTGTGTTCCAAAAGTATAGTACGAATCTTGATGTTCAGAACATTGTAAACTTACAGTATGATCAGAATTCAAAGTCATTCCTTGTACTCTAAAAGGTTTAGCAGAAAATCCAGGAGTAGCATGTGTAATATTTACAATATCACCAATAGATAAATCTAAAGCTGTTGCATCTGCTTTTAATGTTACATCAAGACTTGATCTCGATCTTCTTAATATTATTTCAGCCATTTCTTGTGCTTGATATGGACTAGTAAACATTGAAAAATCAAATCTACCTTCTAATAATAAACCTCCGTCTGCAGTTTTCATTGTTGCATGCTGATCAGCACTAGCTATTCCTGTTTCATCAACGGGCGGAAATTGAGCTGTATCTGATTGATAATTTTTATCTGGATTAATAAAATTGACAATTACTCTATTGAATCGTGAATTTTTATTTTTACTAGACACAGATATTCCAGCCAAAATATTATCTTCTGTAAGAGTGATAGATGCAGAACCTGATGTTTCTACTAGGATTTTATATTTTCCTGCACTAAAATTTAGGAAAGCTCTACTTCCCTTTATAAATTCTTGAACATTATCAATGGCTTTTTTTGATGTATCAACAACCATGTGGCTATCCATCAAATCAATAGCACTAGCACCAGAAAATGGAGTTATATCAGTATCGCAAACATCACCAGCAGTTTGCCAATCTGCAAAATTAGAATCGAAATAACTATTTGGAATACCCATTCCAAATCTAGTATCTCTTAAATAATCTAAAAGTTGATAAACAGGATTATCAGAATATTCCCAAGTGCTTGATGTATCTGCTCTATGTGATCCACTTCCCCCTGTGACTGTACTATCAAGATTTGGATTGTAAACTTTCTTTCCTTGAACAATTGCATTGACAGTAGGTAAAGAACCAAATTTATCTGTATTCCATTGAAATTTAATTGCAAGATATGCTAATCCTCTTAATCTGTGATTAGAAGTCCAAGAACTTAAAGTACTTAATAAACTAGAAGCATTTTGACTATCTGTACCGAAATGTGGCTCACAAGTAATTAAACTTTGTGAATTTGTAGAATCAAAAAAATTTGAATCACTGCTTGCTACTGTGATTTGTGTATTATCTGCAATATCACCAGACCAAGTTACTTGATTGTCATTAATAAATATTGAACTAATATCATTTATTTCACCTTCACTAAGAACAATAGCCATATATAAAAATTCATTATCTGTTCCAGAAGTTTCTAAAAATACAACATTTCCGCCAACTTTTCTTGTCCCATAAACAACAGGGATATGAGCATTCGAACTAAATTTATTTACTAATACACCTTTAGCAGTTTGATCAGCTTGCATATCGCCAAAGTCTGGGATATCTGGCATTGGTACAAGCCAACCGACAAAATCTTCAATGATATCAACAAAGACATCAACAATATCGGTAACAAAATCAACTATTTCTTCAAAAGGATTCCAACCGCCCATTTATAATAACCTCCAATTAGAACCCATATTTTCAAATCCTAATTTATAAAATACAGGATCAATTCCTAAACCAGAAGTTATTGATAAAACGATTGGCATATCTTCTGAAACATTTTTTACTGAATCTATGATTTGTTTTACTAACTTGAAACTTCTATGAGCTTGTTTGATATAGATCATTTGTATTATCATAATCTTTGTTTTACTAAACCAATATTCTGATTTATTGAACATGCAAGTTCCAACTAATTCATTTGTATCTAAATTTTTTACACAAATGATTTTTCCTTTTTGTTGAATACTATTTATAAAAAATAATAATTTATCTTTATCTATTTCTGGATAATCGCAATCAGCTAAATCTATTTCTTTATACTCAACCAATAAATTATATAAATCTGTGACATCTTTTTTTTCCCCTTGATATAAATGAAAGCTAGTCAAACTCTTCCCCACTTTATATCACGAACTGTTAAAGCTGCAAATTCCATTCCTTTATCACTGCTAAAAAATCTTTTTTGCGAATTGTCAGTTGTTGTTCTTCCTGCAGTTTTACTAAAATTACCCCAATGTGAAGTTATACTTAATATTAAATTTGCAGTAGTTGTATTATCACTAATTTTGTATTCATCTATTGTTCCATAAAATAATAAAAAAGGATCAGATATAAGAGCATTATTAGAATCTAAATATCCTCGATAAACAAAAACATTATCATTAATAATATTTTCATTTAGAGCAACAGATATATATGTTTGATCAACTCCAGATAAACTTATAGATAGAGTATTTTTTGTAGGTCTATTTGTTTCGTTGACTCCTGTAATACTTCTTAAATGTCCATTTGAAACATAAGTTCTTGATGTACCAGATATGCTTGAAGTAATATCAAAACTTGCATTTGTTAAATATATCGGAGTACTAAATCCAATTTCTATTAATAAAACAGGATCAATGACTCCTGTAGCTAATTCTGTTTTTACCGAACTCGATAATCCTCTTGCCATTATAAACTTTCAATAACATCAAATTCATATTTAAATAATAAATTACCGTCGCTATCGTTTTGTCCTGTTTGAAACTCCTGGACATCACTAGTTAAGTGAACAGTAAATTGAATTGAATCATAAGATACAGAACTATTATTTGTAAGTGCAGTTCTAAGTGGAGGTTCTATTGTTACAGTTGCTGCATTACTTGATGAAGTTACATCATCTATAATCATATAAACTTTATCATGAGCAAATTTTATAAGATCGCCAGCTTTCAATCTTCCTGCTCCGTCACTTGCAAAACCATCAATAGCTATTGTTGTATCTGCTGCAGAGTGAGCTCCATTCACTAACAATGTTCCTGTTTCACTACCGAGTGCATTAAAATAACTCGGCAAGGTTATGGTGAAATTTTCTTTTCTTGCTCTTTGCTTCATAATAAAAGCCATGATTGGAGCAAACTCTGTTCTTTTCATAGGAGGATATGAAACTGTAAAACTAAATCGTTGTCCTTGAATTTGTCGTCTAAATGTTTTTCCGCTATCTGTTTCTGTAAATAAAGTTTTTTGATTGCTTTTTAAATTAATAGCATTGAAATTAGTATTAGGTAAAGCTCCACTCATATAATTGCCATTTTACCTTTTTCATTAACTGCATTGTTAATCATATTAACGATAGTCCCTCTACTATTTACTAATAATTCATTAAATCCTCTAGCATCAACTGTATTAATATTAAAATTAATATTAACTCCTGTATTTCCATTTGGTTGGATTGCTCCTGCTTGATTTGGAACAAATAATTCTGGGCCTTGTTCACCCACTATAAAAGGTTTATCTTTTTGTACTGGGCCTCCTGCTCTTCTTCCTGTGTATTGTGTTTGAGCTATAGTTGCAACTTGAGCCGCTCCTAATGCACCAATTCCTAAAGCTAATGGAATACCGAAAGGCCCCATTCCTAAAGCTTTTGTAACTCCTTGTGCTGTACTAACTATAGCATCTTTAATAGCTAAAGCTTTGTTAATTTGGAATAATGTTCTGTTATGTCTTGATAATTGATCTAATGCTTCACGACCTGTTTGTATTGCAAGTTGTTTTTTATTTTCATCTGATAATTTATTGAGTTCTAAATCTTCCATTCTAAAAGATTTTATTAATCTAAATTGTTTATCAAAATGTGCTTGTTGATCTTTTAGTTCTTGTTCTCTTTTATTTCTTAAAAATTCTTCTTCTAATTTTGCAGCATCTTTGATTATTTTTAATTTTAATTGTTCTAATTTAAATGTTTCTTCTGCGAATTCTTTATTAGCTTCTTTTTCTGATAAAAGATCTCTAGTAATTTTTTCTATCCTAATATGTTCTAATGCGTCCATTGTATCTTGAACTAATTTAAGTTCTTTCAACATATTATTTTCTATTTGATCTAAAGGACTCATTCCTCTTTCATTTATTCTTTCAAATGCTTTTGCATTATCGTCAACGACCTTTTGCATTTCTTTCAGCATATCAATCGTTCCGTCACCGGCTAAAGTTACTCCTCTAATTGCATCTTCAGATTTTTTAGAAGCTGATCCTATTGCGTCACTAGCTTTTAAATATTCATCTTCTGTATTTCCTATTGCAGTAGCAGAATCATTTAGATCTTTTATAAATCCGTCAAAAAATTTATCTAATTCATTGAAAGCAATTGCGATAGCTCCACCTTTTGCTATTGCTA